AGAACCAACTCACCATTTACATCTAATGAGCACCACAGCTAATACTAATACCGCTGAAGACATTGTAAAAATTGAATCCAAGAGTTCCAATACAACTGCTGCTGGATTTGGTGCAAACATTTTATTTAACGCAGAACGTGCAGATGGCGCTCAGCAAGATCAAGGTAGAATTGGATTTATCGCAAATACAAATACCGGCACTGTTCTTTCATCTGACTTTGTTATTAGTACTGCAACAGACGGAACCATTACTGATAAGGTATGGGTTAAAGACGACGGCAGAGTTGGACTTGGTAATAGTTCTCCTGATGCTGATGCTAGATTACACATTTCACATTCTCTTCCGAGAATTATTTTCCAAGATAGTGATGGGACAAACCAAAAGGGAATGTTCGAGCAATCCGGTGCAACGTTAGGTCTTATTTCACAAAATAATACAACCAATGGTGCAATACAATTTAGAGGTTTTAACGGTACTACTACGGTTAATTATGCTGGCTTTGATAGTTCTGGTGTATTAACTCTTGGCGATATCGTATTTCCAACTGCTAAGGGTACCGCTGGCCAATCATTAGTAATGAATGCTGGGGCTACTGCCTTAGAGTTTGGTACACCAGCAGTAGATAATATTACTAAGGATAACACTAGTGTAGCAATTACTGATAATGGAACTGACGCAGGGTCAATTACAGCAACAGTCGATGGAACTGCAATAGCCGTAATTGATGGTGATGGTATTACTGTTACTGGTGATGTTGAAGCGTCAGAGTTTATTGGTGATGTTCGAGGAGCAGTATTATTTAAAGCTAAGGCTAGTGAAAACCTAGCCAAAGGCGATGTTGTTTATATTGATCAATATGAAGCAAACGGTAATCAAACAAAAGTTGCTAAGGCTAATGCAAGTGATGCGGCTAAAATGCCAGCATTTGGTATTGTAGCGGCCGCGGCTAATGCTAATGCAAATGTCAATGTTTATACCTTTGGTACTCTAAGCGGATTAGATACTTCAAGCTTTTCGGTTAATGACGAGCTATATGTCTCGGCTACAACTGCTGGGGCTTTAGTTGATACCGCGCCAGCCGGAAGTGCAAACCTTATTCAAAAAATTGCAAAGGTACTTCGTTCAGATGGTAGTGCTGGCTCTATTAAAATCATGGGTGCTGGTAGAACTAATGCTACTCCTAATCTCGATGAAGGTAAGATATTCGTAGGTAACGCATCAAATAAGTCTGTTCAGGTTGACGATACCATAACAGTTGATATGGCGAATGATAAAGTCGACGTAGTTGGAGATGTAAAACTGCCTGAAGGTGGCGGCTATTATGTTCAAGAGACTGCAAAAAGAGATAGTAATAATGTTGCATATGCTGCAGGGGATGCAGCTGGATTTGAACACAAAGATTCAGTTAAATTATATTCAGTGTCTGACGAATCAGTATTAGACCTATTTGAAACAAAAAGTGATGGTTCAGGCGGATTTATTAGACGACACTCATCTAGGATTCGAAGTGGCGGCAACTCTTATTTTCTGAGGCCTGCGAATTTTGGTATTGTTGCCGGTACTTCTCAAGTTAGTATTAAACCTATAGCTGATTCGAATAATAAACATCACATAGCGTTTTATTCGGATAATAGTAATACTGGCGCAAATAATGGGACGATAGGATACATAAAGAGCCGAGAAAACGCTACTACAGATACTACTTCATCGCTTGAAATAGTTCTTTCGCGCCTTGTTGGATCTACTATTACAGACAACATTATACTATCTGCCGATCCAGATACTACAAGCTCTATTGGTGGTGATTTAGATGTTGTTGGTACATTTACAGCTGGTAACATAGCCTCGGACGCTAAAATAGCAACTGGGTCATATATATTACCTAATGCTATTGGTACTGCTGGACAAGTATTAGCATATCCCGATGCCGGCACTGAATTAGAATGGGTCACTCGCGGTGTGGATTTTGATGAAGTTCCTTCAGCTATGCAAACATTAGCTAGGACGATGGGTTGGGTTCCTGGATACAATAATAATGTTGAATCATCTGCTATTTGGAATATTGATGAGAACGCACTAGAGTTTACAACTGAAGCTTCGGCCTCGACCGGAGTAGTCCATAAAGCATTTTTTGTGAGAGCCGGAGAATCAATAAACGTTAGTTTACCAATAAAGGGCGATACTACTGCCGGTAATGCTGGTGTTAGTATACTTCTATATCAGTATCTTGCTACTAGCACCCTGCCAGCTGGTAAAACTCATGTTGTAGATAGTGCATCATATAGTACTGCTCAACAGGCTGCTGCAGGTCACGCGGGCGGCGATACTGGTTATGACGCTAATAGCGGAAATTGGCAAACGTTTTCTATTAGTCAAGCTAGTGTTGATGAGGATACTTGGATTAGCATATCGGTTACCGTGACTTCATCATATATTAATGGTGGAATTAGGAAGCTTTACTTAAAAGACCCACACATTGAAGTTAGCAGTGCTACCAAGCAAGATATGATAGCTTTGCAATACATTTTTGGATAAAAATAAAAATAATGACTACTGAGAATATAAGCTTAAATACTAAAACAGGTGCAGATATAAACCTTGCTACTAAAATGTTATCAGTGCCGGCCAATACTGGCACTGATACTGGTATACCCACTGGGTCCGGCAAGCTTATAATTATTGAAAATATTATGGTAACTAATGTTTCACAAAAAGCATGTGAATATATACTTACATACGAAAATACCTTTAGCAGTTATAGTAATAGGTTATTTGTTGTAATGGTAAATCCGAGTGAAAGCGTAATTTTAGCTAAAAAAACTCAGCCAGTGATTGGTAGCAATAGAACATTTTTTCATAAAGCAAGTGCACCAAGTGCCTTAACTGTTGTTTATTCATATAGAGAGCTTAGCTGATGGGTATAGTTAGAAATCTTATAGCAGGAAGTGACTTTGGTGTTAGTCACAGGTACGGAACACTAAGAGTAGGAGAACCGGTTTATTCGGTAGCGGTCGATGGGACCACTGGAGAACCAGAACATCACACTGGAACTCTCCTAGCTGTAAAGGATGTAAAAGTTACCGGTGGCCAGGGGGTTGTTATTCGAAATGACGTTGGTCGGGTTACACGTCTTTGGGTTACTAGTAGATATACAGCGAGTTCCTCTAAAGACTTTCTTCTTACAGTTGTAATACTGGAAGGACAAACCGTAAAGGGTTATATCGCAAAAGACCTTAAGGTTTATGCAGGGACCTCTGTAAATTTAGTTGATAAAGAACAGCCAATACACCTATCATCGGATGCAGAAATGAAAATACACGCCCATGTTAAATATGATGATGGATCAACTGTATCTGGGCCTATTACTGTATTTTATGCATCATGCATTTCAGAAATAATCAGTAATAATACTGATGCTACGTAGCATAAATGAGGATTATATAGAGTATGTCTTTTAAAGTACCATCAAGCATAAAGCCGATTGTATATTGCACTACCGTTGAAAACGATGGGCAATGGCAAACTGTTGCCAATACTGATAGTCCAACTAATGCTAATCAAATTATACAAATTGATAGCATTAAAATAAATCATACCTACAGCAGTGGTGTGCATACACTTCAATTACGTGCAAATCTTGGTGGCACTGCTACAGTATTCTTAGACCAACATCTTTTTAACGACAACACTTTAATTGCGCTACAGGCTGAAACACCTATATATTTAAATGGTGGAGATTATCTTGAGATGAGATTATTCGATGAGAGTGGATATACCGGCACACCATATAGCGAGCTTGCTAATGTTATAATGACGGGTTGGGAGATCTTAAAATGAGTGTTGCACCACAAAGCCATATTGTAAGTTGGAGTGCTAATATGAGTAGTGTCGGGTCTCCAGTCACCTTTAACCGTACTTCCTTAGGCGAATTTACAGTACCAGATTCGGCTATGGTTCAAAGCATAATTTCGATTAGAGTTGTTAACAGTGATACTAAAGCATATAGTATAAATGGATATTGGTGGGATCCAACAACATCGCTAAAATTAGGTAATATTACACCTGGCTTCGTGGCAATTCCACCTATGACAACCTTATATTTAAAGGGGGCATCAGAGTATGCTCATCATGAAGCTGATATAAGATTTCTAATGGGGGGTCAGAGTACCGGGCCGAATGGAACTAACCAAAAATTTCTTACAGTAACCGTAACCGCATCATACGCGTACGCAGACGGAAGGCGATAGTAAAATGACTAGCACATTAAGCAAATTTACATTTAGCGATAATTTTTTAGATGTTAATATGGAATACGCTCCAGTTACTCGTTCTATGGTAAGGTTTACCAGTAATAATCAAACCATTACAGTGCTTCAACCAGCAGCTGGGGAAGGGCCTGTAAGAATAGATAGTTTAACCTTAAGTTTGTATACTAATAGCTATGGTTATGGGTTTCAGTTATACGTTAAAAATACTGATACAAATCATATCACTTACTTAATACGAAATATGTTTGTAGCAGAAAATACTGCAGTGACTCTAATAGATAAAAGCAATACGCTTTGGCTTAATGACGACAACATGGTCCTAATGGCTTATATACAAAGTGTTCAGACTGGTGCTACTGAATTTCCTACTATTAGCTTTTCTTCTACTAAATTTGAGAAATAAGGTATAATATAATGCCAAAATTACATGATATTGAAAACTATGAGCTTAGACACCTTTCTGGTTCTGCTCAAGTTAACTCAGCAAAGACTATTACTACTAATGGCTTTTCTCAGGCCCACCGGTATATATCTGGTCTCATTACTAACACTGATTCGTCTCAGGTAATTGACGTAGTGGTTTATTATTCAGATTACAGCAATAGTTTTGCTGAGTCAGCATTGTATAGTGCAAGATTGCATCCAAATGAAACTATAAATATTTTTTCAAAGGATATGCCATTTGTATTAGCTAGGGTTGAATCTTTAAAGTTAAAGTTTATTGGCCAAGCTGGATGCAGTGATCTTTCATATTACATTAGCTACGAATATTTTTTAGGAGTGATATAAATGCCGTATAATCACTATAAAAATAAATCATTTATACTCGGTGGCGACAGACTAGAAGATAATCGATTTTTAAGCCCAGGCATTGTGGATATGGATATGAAAATGCGGGACAATAGTCCTAAGCATACAATCAACCATACAGGAGTAGGATCAGCATTAGATGCATTAAATTCTGCCTCAGGTCACAATAACCAAGCCGTATTAACCGCAATACAGAGCGTAGAACCTAATGCAAAGATTTGGGCTATACCGCATAGAAGTCTTGGAGTATTTGAAAGCCTTTCGGCGCATACTGGTTCTACTGGTAGTTTGCCAAATAGTGGTACATTTTCTAAGGGTTTATTTGATGATCCAGCCACATATTCAATTGCTCCGTCTAATTTTCCAGGTTTAACTTCAGGTTGTTTGTGGTATTGTATATCACTATTTACATCTACAGTTTCAGGTGTTGGTAGCGCTCATGTTGGTGATATATATATTAATTATAGGCAAGAAAAGGCTACTGGAAGTAATGGCTTATCATCTTTGTTTTCTCCAGTTATGGTGCGTCCCACAGAGGGCTTTGCTGTTTATGGGGAATATAGTGGGGATGCTAATGCTGATGCGGGGTTTGCTCAAGCCTTTACATCGCACCGGTCAGGTACTATCTTTTCTTCAGGCCAAGACTCTGGCTCTAATGGTTACCATTCTAGTTCAAAATTTTCAAATCAAGACGGCGTATGGGGGTTTAGGGAAGAGCAAGTTCTTGATGGACATGGGCTGCTGGGGAGTACCTTAAACGGTAGTAGTGCTATGCAATTGGCTTCGCCTTCGGCTACCTATGGTGCTGATACCTTTGGTATTCAAAACTATAGATCAACGGATAGCTTGGTGAATGATATTTATTGGGCTGGCAATAACCCTATTAGCAATGATGACAATTGGCGTGCATACATATGGAGTGTATTTGAATGAAGGGTAATCTTGGAAGAGTAGGTGCAGTAAGAAGCATAGACGATGCACGCAATTACGGTGGCCATGTCGACCTGGCTGACATTCATAATACTCGTGAAGAAAAGCAGATATTTAAAAACGAAAGGGAGAACTATCGCTGGCCCTTTAGTTCGTTAGATACAGTTTCAGATTTATACAATGTTTGGACTTCGGTGAAGTGCAACCGCGCGATTAATAGCCAAACATATATGAACGGCGGGAATGCTGATTATAGCGGACCGTTTGACGTAACTGAACAGTTTTTTAGAGTAACTCCTGGCAATTATAAACTTTACTTAGCACACGTAATAACGTTATCTGGTAAGTTATTTAACAACGATACTCCTATAGGAGGTGTGCAAATTTTAGATGCTAAGGGTGAAGTTTTACATTTTATCGCATGCAATGCGGCCGAAGATAAATGGGAAACTCAAAGTACTGAGCAAAACATTTATGCAGCACCCACTGTACCCAGCGGTTACAGTGCTGGTGGCTGGAGTACTCCTGCTAATCTTAGTAATACCCAGACTGGACTATCAAAACGATTTTCTTATGCGAGTTATACAAGTAGCCAGTATACCGGAGCTGACAATGGAATATCTACTAATGGTTTAGATACAACACCAATGACTGTTGGCGACGGTACAATGCCGCAAGGGCCCGCTCATACACAGTACATGTATAGAGAAACATCGAGCCCAACATCAGCAAACAGTTGGGCAATTTGCAGAACTAAGGACGCTTACGCTATACCTGCATTTGGTTCTATAAGAATAGCTTATGCTATTACAATTCCAACTGAAGATATTAGCGATATAGATCCCAATGGGACATTCAAGACAGCTTTCTACTAGAGGAACAAATTAATGACATTTTACACTAAAAACGGATGCTATCCAAGACATTTACCTGAAATTCTAGAAATGCCTAATGGTGAAATCCGAACTGACTCATCTACTTTTACAGATGAAGAACTAGCCTTAACTGGCTGGACTGAAGCTCCAAGTCATCCGACCGATTTCGACCCAGAAGTTCAAATTATGGATTGGAATACCGAAACTTCTAATTATGAAGTAATAGATATTCCACAGAGTGAGTTGGATGCGAGAGAAGCATTTGGTTGGCTAGGGCTTAGAGGCGAAAGAAACGAAATATTATCACAAAGTGATTATATGGTAATTAAAGCGTACGAAACTGGAACAACCCTAGATTCCGAATGGGCTACCTATAGACAAGCTTTACGTGATTTACCCAGCAGCACTAGTGATCTTAATGCTGTGGTTTGGCCCACTAAGCCTTCATAACATATAAATAAACCATATAAATATAGTAAAGTAAGAGGTGTTTTAAATGGCAAAACCAAACAGTAGAGCAACTTTAATTGATTACTGCCTTAGAAATCTAGGTGCACCAGTAATTGAAATTAATGTTGACGACGATCAGCTAGATGATAGAATAGACGAAGCTCTACAATTCTATCAGCACTATCATGCAGATGCCATTGAAAAAGTATTTTTAAAGCATAAAATTGACTATACTAAGTTTACAATGACTTATACGGGAGAGACTCAAGCACTCACTGTTGGTGAAACTATTACTGGTGATAATGGTGCTACTGCTAAGATATTAGCTAAAAGCGACACTAATGTTATAGTCATAGGCAGTTATAATCCAAGTGCAGGTGCATTCGTTAATGGCACTGTTATAACTGGTGGTACTTCTACCAATTCTGCTACCATATCGATTGTCCATCCTGGTGCTATTGACTACGGCTATATTCCAATTCCAGAGTTAGTAACTGACGTTATTCGGGTTCTTCCAATTAGAGATCATAGCTCGAGCACAAGCCTTTTCGATGTTAAATACCAAATGCATCTAAACGATATGTATAGTCTTGGTTATATGGGTAGTCTACTAGAATATACTATGGCCAAAGAATACTTAGCCACACTTGATATTCTTATTGATTCAGACGATAAGTTTGTCTCATTTGATCGACACCAAGATCGTTTAAGAATTGATATGGATTGGGCTAATGAAGTTTCAGTTGGTGGTTATATTGTAGTTGAAGCTTATCGAATTATTGATCCAGGTACATTTACTGATGTGTATAACGATTACTTCTTAAAGAAATATGCTACGGCACTCGTTAAGAAACAATGGGGTGCAAATCTAATAAAATTTGAAGGTATGACAATGCCTGGCGGGGTTACTTTCAACGGTCGCCAATTGTTTGATGATGCCGTTGAGGAATTGCAAAGACTAGAAGAAGAAGTCAGATTAAACTGGGAACAGCCAGTTGACTTCTATATAGGATAATTAATGCCTAGAAACGTATACTTTTCCCAAGCCGTTAGATCAGAGCAAAATCTATACGAAGATTTGGTAATAGAATCACTTAAGATATTTGGACAAGACGTCTATTATATTCCGCGTACTCTCGTTAATCGCGATAGCATTCTAAACGAAGATCCTGCTTCTAACTTTGATGATGCTTACCTAATGGAAGCATACATTGAGAATGTCGATGGCTTTGAAGGAGCAGGTGATTTATACCAGAAGTTTGGTCTTGAAATACGAGATGAAGCTTCATTTGTCATTTCACGTAAAGCATGGAATAATATGATTGGTGGTTACGAGAGTCAAATAAGACCACAGGAAGGTGATCTATTATTCTTACCAATGACTAACTCATTCTTTGAGATTACATTCGTAGAGCATGATAAGCCATTCTACCAGTTATCTAACTTACCAGTTTATAAACTTACGTGTTCACTCTTCGAGTATAACGATGAGAAATTTGAAACTGGCCTTGACGTTATTGATGATACTATGGGCGCAGAAGCTTATCTGGTTGGAATGGATGTATCTGTTACAGCTGCAGCACACTTTGAGCAAGGCGAGGTTATAACACAAACCTTGATTGATGCTGATGGCGATACTCCAGCAATTAATGTGTTTGGAACCGTTCAAACAATAGTTAAAACATCAGACACTGTTGCGACCTTAGGGGTATCTAATGTTGGTGTAACTGGTGCTAGTGATTATAGACAATTTGTGGTATCAGGTACCAAAGGATTAGTTGGAGCAGAATCTACTAATACTTGTTACATTACTAAAGTATACGACGTAGGCGATAACGACGCTGAAAACTTTATGGCAAATGATGGTGACGCTCAAAACGTAGCAATGGAATCATTTGCTGACAATTTCTTAGACTTTACGGAAGCAAATCCGTTTGGTGATCCTTCGGAGAACTTTTAATGTTTGGTGGACATTTTTATCATGCTACAATGCGTAAATCTGTAGCAGTATTTGGCACATTATTTAATAACATTAGCGTTATTAGAAAGGCAGCAGATGGTGGTGTTCTTAATCAAGTTAAAGTTCCATTATCGTATGGCCCTAAGGCTAAGTTTCTCTCTAGATTAGATCAAGAGCATGGTAGGAACCAACCAGTTGCGTTAAAATTACCTAGAATGGGATTTGAAATTACATCTCTAAGTGTAGACTCTACTCAAAAATTAGCTAAATATAATAAGATTGTAGAATCTAATGCTTCCGATTCTACAAAAAAGAAGGTAATCAAACAGTATACGTCATACGATATAGGAATATCATTGTACGTTATGGCTAAAAACCAAGACGACGGATTGCAAGTAGTAGAACAAATACTTCCATACTTTACACCAGATTATACTGTATCAATCCGACCAGTTGATACATTTGATTATAAGCAAGATGTTCCAATCATTTTAAACAGTGTCGACATTAGTGATGAATATGAAGGTGATTACACTACACGTAGAGTTCTTGTTTATCAGCTAGACTTTACAATGAAAATGAAATTTTATGGGCCGACAAATGATAATGCTAATATTATTAGATCAGT